TCCTTAAATGAGGGAGGCAGCAAGAGCCAACGCCGACTCAATGTACGGCGCCGCCTTAGCAACTCCTCCAACGACAGTGTCGAGCCATCCGCTTGTAGCGCCAGCCGGTTCAGTAATGGCTTTGTGGTCAGCCATAGCCTGAATCGCAGTCGCAGAATGATCCTTGAACTGCGCAGCACCAGCACCAGCTGCCGCCTTCTCCATACGAACAATGGAGTTGTCCCTGGCACTAAAAAGTGCAGTAGAAGGGACATCGGAGGCAGCAACAGAAACGGGCAGAGAGTTAGCTTGGCCAGAAGCCAGGAAGCTTGGAATGACAGTGGTCTCCCAGTTGATGTCGCACTCCCACCTGAAACTCTGGAACTGAACAGCTCCAGAGCAGAAAAATCCGGCAATGGGTGACCCAGTGTCAACCCTTCCAGCTCCAGACAAGATGAAAAAGTGCATCGCTGTCTCTGTGCTTGGGATCATCGGGATCCTCATCCAGTAGCCGGAAGGCCAATCTGGGATGGACTGCTCACGAACCTCAGCAACGTCAGGAGTGAACTGAGACATAGCTGCATAGTTTTGGCCGATCAGCACATGAGAAGTGTTGATATCTTGGTGGTTGACCTTGCGGACTGCCATCAGCGTTCCAGAGGAAACGTTATCGGAACTCACGGGTTGTACCCTGAGTTCTGCTGAGACCATTCGATACTGCATCGCAAGGCCTGACGCTGTAGAACCAGGCATAATAGTTGCAGCGTTCGAACCTGTTCCTCCTGGAATGGCGCTGAAAAATCCAGCAGCTGGCGGCACGAGAGTTGCAATTGGCATAGTTGTCTGCGCAATTGACCCATCTGTTCCTCCCACAGCCCACCCATTTGACGCCGATCCAAGGATTCTTTCTCCACTCGGACCGTAGAAAATGTTGGGGGTGGCTGTGTTGAGGATCCAGGAGTCACATCCGAAGATGAGAGCCCCAAATCCTGTGGAAGTGGCTGCGAAGGTGCCACTGAGGGGGATGTGCCAGCGTTGAGTCTCAACGTTGGGAGGGAGTCCATACGGGCTTCCAGGCATGTTCGGAATGCTGGGGTTGAGGAGTCCAAGCAAATACTTGTACGCTCTTCGCTCAACGACGCTCGCCTGAAAGCTTCTTGCAGCACTGCGTATCTGTCCGGCGGCAACAGGCTGACCATTGAGCCCCCTGACGGCGACTCCCAGGTCTGATCGAGCATTGTTGCGCTTGACCTTTCTTCCTTGCCTTTTGGATCCATCAAACTCGCGGTCGACTTTCGAAATGGCCTTTGCTAACTTAGCAACTTCTTTCTTCTCTTTCCTGGGAACACGGGTGCCCATGAAACTAGAAAATAAATTTTTCAAAACGGAGATGATAAGAGGGTGGGCCGCACACAGGCCCAAATCGATGCGGAACATTGAATCCAGAGATCCTACATCGACTACCCACGGGAGTCTGTAGACCCGGGATAGTTTCAAAACGAACTCTCTTCGTTCATCTTCCCCAATACCATAGGTGTCCCTGAACCATGCCCATGATTCAGCAGTGGGAGGGGGAATAATTCCAGATGTGCCATAGTGGGAGTTGTGTTTAAATTCATCAGGGAGCTCGCGCTCAACACCTGGATAAGCGGCTTCAACAAGACGTGAAACCACTTCAACAACGTCCCCTATGAAGGGCACATTTGAAAAAGGCCTAAATTGGTCCATTATAGCAAGAATTTGACCTGGCGTACGCCTACTAACAACGGAATGACCGATGCGGGTAAGCCACTTGCCAGGCTTTGGAATACATTGCCAAATGCCTCCAACCGGATAAAGACGACTGGAACAAAAATCACCAGACAAAGGGTCTGACGAAACGTGAACATCTCCAGCCCACCCAGCTCTACGCCAATGGAACTCAACTATTCTGCGGATCACATGCATTTCGGGGCCAGTTCTACTATCGACATTGTCAAGATAGGACATGCAATACGAGGACACAGTGATGCTGGCGCCTACATTGAGCTTACCATTACCATTCGACGTCCTCTGATCGCCAGATTTCCTGGAAGTTGGATACTTCCCCGAGAAAACTACACCAGATTTGTAGTATCTCATGGTTCGGAATCGTCCGGCAGGATCAGAAAGACGGATAAAGTCCTCGAGATCGGCTACAACAGCACCCCTGTAAATCACCCCAGGGTAGCAATATAAGCGCGCAGTTTTAAGATAATGATCCATTTCCACCCTGGTGGGTTCTTCACCAACACCAGAGTCCCACCGCTCGCCATCAAAGCATATCAAGATAGTATAGGTACCGTTGGACACAATCATCCAACTATCATCACCAGCTACAGCAATGAAAACGCCTCTCCGTGAGCGAAATTCATTGTAAGCCTCTTGAGCGCAATGTGCGAAACGTTGCATCTGAGACATGGGGATCTCAGGATCGAGGCCGGAGTGATAGAGAACTCTAATCACTCCCATATCCCGCCCAAAAATTTCAAACGGTATGCTAAGGTCTCGAAGGCCGTTCCAAAGCTGCTGATCAGCCTTGGCAACGGAGAAATGGAAAGGGCCTGTTGCTACTTTTATACCTTGGTCGGCCGGACCAGATATATTTCGCGGTGCTTTAGTTGTCTCCTCAACAACAAAGGAATGATTAAGTTCCTTCTTCAGAAAAGGATCGAGTGAGTACTTGATCTGTCCAGTACCAAACTGACGCATGTCTTCAGCAGAGGTCACAAGAACCTTCCGCCTACTAGCGTCATACCTAGACGACCACTCCTCAAAAGAGTACCAATAAATACCACCGACCAAAGAATAATCAGTGAGACTATCAATAACTCTAGATGCATCATCCCAAAAACTAGGAATGGCATCAAGACCTCGATCCTGCATCACGCGGTTCCTAAAAGCTACATAAAAATTGTAGGGAGTGTCCGCTTGCATTTCTGGGATATAAGGGTAAAACGCGATAGTGTTGAGGAAAACGCACTCACGTAAGTCTTTCCAGACCGGTGAGAACGCCTTGAGAACATTCGAAAGATCAAAACGACCATTCAACTTTCCAGCTGGGATCTGAACATGTAGACGACAATCATCTCTCATGGGTTTGAGATCACCTTCGAATTCATAACCACGACGGGACGGATCATGAACTGCTCCCTCACTGCCAGAATAAAGTCCGACAGTGGGTGGCTCACCACTAAGAGTGAAGACACACGCGAGGTTCCAAAGACAATGAATAGTGAGGCGACCAGTGAATCCAAAGTATGACAACGCTCCATGAAGGAACATCGCAGGGAAATAGTTCACCGAAACCTCACCATAAGTATGAACTTTGTGGAGAGCCTCGCCGACACCATAGCTAATGCCAACAGCAACCGGAGGGAAAAAGAAAGACGCCAGAGATTTAAAACTCTCCTCAGCCAACGGAACAACGACTCCTACTTGCAAAGCAAGAAGTGGTTTGCTAGGATAGAAATTAACAAGGTACGGACTAGTCATCAAAAGACTATGAACCTGCACAATTCCAATCCAGAGCCGGTAAGGCAAAAAGGAAAACGGAAGTTCATTAGCAAATCTGCCAAGGGAAAACCATGCACGAGGCACAGTCTCAACGAGGACAGGGCTTGCCATTACTCCACCAAAGAGAAACCGGAGGACGTTGATAGGCGAGAAGTTCAAAACGGGGACCTGGCGGCCAGATGCCACCAGAGCCTGGTCATAAACGTCTTTCTCGAAAACACGACACTTGAACCAGTGCCATGCACGCTGAATCGCTGACGCGGGTTTCTGGACCGGACGTCTACGCAATCGAATGTATTTCATGAGAGCAACTATGAAAGGAAAGAGCACCACTAATCGTGGCAACGTGCCCAAAAGGGACACAATTGATTTGAGAGATGGAAAAGACCACACAACAGGGGCGGCGACATCAGTTTTCATGACATCGTCGGTCTTGACTGCCAACCTTGCAAGCTCATCAAATCCCACCCAACCGAGTTTCAACTTAAGTCTCTCAAAAATAGAGAGTCGGTGGTGTGTGGGGTCAACGTCAACATTCTGCTTCAAAACCTTCTCGAAAACACCACGTTGCATAACATGGTTCTTTGAGGTAAGAGCACGCCTCGTCTGCTGTTCTGTACCAGACGAAGGGGCTTTCAGAGATGTTGAACGGACAATGACTTCAAGTGCGTCAGTACGCACGAAGAATGAGCATGGGCCAAGAGGCTCTATGGAGCTATGAAATGTAATGACATTCTCTGAAGCTATAGCATACCTCGAGTCTTCCGGGGCATCAGGGAAACAATACAATCCACCGGCTTTCGCACGGGTGGAACGTAAGTGGTCCATTATGGTGCCTGGAACCGTCGTCAAAGACAACGGCGGGAGCTCCTTCGGCCCACACATGAACTTAAAGATTCTATGTGAAGTGGGCGAGGTTCCATGCTCCCTAACAACAAGTTTCATACCTTTGCTGACGACTCTCATAGTCATCATCCAAGGGCAATATCTGTCGCTCTGGGCATCAAAGTGGCCTGGGACTTTCCTCTTCCATGTCAAGACACCACGAATATCAAGTTCGAGGTTGACAGTGTCATCAGTCTTGAAATGCATGTAATCGTGCACAAGACCAAACATAACGCCTTCATTAGTTTGGCTGCACAGGACAACGAGCTCGTCGTCAGTCATATGTTGGAAGACATCAACTGACATGACAACATCACAGGAGAACAGCTGGGGACAAGGGTCTCTACAGCCAGACTCCTCACCTGCATCTCGCTCAGTAATAAATCGGCGGCAAATGTGTGGGTAAGGAGTGGGTTTCACTGTGGAAAGGGCCGGAACATGGCGAAAGTGTTTCTTTCCCTTCTTGTCAATGACTTCATTAGAAAAGCCCGCAGGCCTGATTTTACTCAGAGGCCGCGCTTTCCCTTGAAAGTCGACAATACTACCAAAGCTCCGACAAGCTCGATACATAACGTCCACGAGGACCTGACGCACTGCACTAGGATATGCATGGTCGTTTGGCTTGTGTCCGTTGAGGATCCCAAATTTCCTTGTGGAAAATTGGTCAATCAAACGAAGATACTCGGCATCGGTCAACTTTGCGTCAAGTTGAAGAACGAACTTCTTCCTGACCTCAGTCTGATCAACATCAAGTTTCTTAACCTGATCTCTCTCGCTCAGTTTCTCACCCATGGGTAGTGAGTCGGATGAGCTATCCTCGCCCTTACGGGGTGTGCCAACCTGCAAAGTGACAGCCTTTCGACGAGACCGGGGGCCTCTGGGCTTAACAGGTCCAGATGAATTCTTGGAATCAGAGGAGCTCTCGCTCAACTCTTCTTTCTCAGAGGGAATTCCTTC